CTTTACCTCGTCGGATTCGCCGGCTGCCGAATTGTCGATCTCCTGATATTGACCCGGAACCAAAAGATCATCGGGAATCTGGGTGAATTCAATAGACATTCTTTCTCCTTATTGAAGCGTCACGTTTTCGCTGACGCTCGTGCTGCCGACTTTATGCTCGGCGTCATATCCTTCAAAGTTCCCGAGTTCATCGGGCAGCAAGATCCCGCCGATGGTCTCGTCATCCACTACCTGTATGCACTCGCCGCGAACGTTCCATGTCCATACGACAACCCATATTCCGACATTCAGCGCGGCGGTCGTGGTAGTGAACAGATTACGCGCCGACACGTCTTTTGCCCCGCCATCGCTCCATTCCGCGTCGATCTCCTTGAGCGCCGGAATCACGACGGTAAGGTATCTGAGTGCCGCGTCAAACAGGGGATCTTTGGTGGAGCCTCGAACGACGATCCAGGTCGAAAACTTCAGCTTGTGATTGTCGTTCGCGTCGATATCCATCAAGCCGGTGAGAATTGCCGGGGCGCGAACCGCTATGCGTTTCAGTTCCTCGACATCGAAGACCCCGGGATGCGCATCGACGACTAACCCTTTCGCCTTGGAGAAAACCTTTTTCAGATAGGCCACGGCTTCGGATCGTATATCGACGTAGGAAATCATGCTCATTTGGCTGCCTCCAATATTTTCGCCTTCAGGCTTTCGTCGACGACAGCGAGCAGGTCTCGTTCGTTTTCAAGGCTGATGCCAATGAATGTTCGGGCAGGCGTCTTGTCCTCGTAGCCGAAGTTCTGACGCGCGGCGTAAATCTTGGTCGCGCCCGCAAGAACCTCCCAGTCATCTGGTTGCGACTCGACGGTATCCCGTAATTCACCGGAGACGACGAGTTGCGGTCGGGCGCCGGGAAACTTCTCGGCGAGAAAGGCCGCGTACCGTTCGCTTAAGGCCTGCCAAGCCGTTCCGTCCGGAGCTTTTTTCGTATCGAATCGCTCGACGATCTGGGCCTCCAGTTCGACTCCAAGATCGGTTAGCAATCGGAGGCGGTCGCCCGCATCGAGAGCGAGACCGGAAAGACGCTGCGCGAGAGAATCGATCTCCCGAACGTCGAAAGATACCGCCGCGCCCGCCATCAGAACACCCCTCCTTTCTTCCAGAATCGTCCGTCCGGAATACCGGCGGCGGCATCCGGCACAACGATGCTCGCCTCCTGATAATCAGGACCGACGAGCCCGCCCTGATGTTCCCGGCCGATCGTCTCGAGCAGTTTGATCTCGCTCGTATAATGAGCGCGGGAATCCTCGGACGATGAAACCGAGTCGGTAAGACGATAAAGAGCAAGGTCGGCGCAGATACCCAAAAGGGTATCCGCGAACTGAGCGGGAAGCGGCAACGCGATATCCGACGTAGTCGAGTCCAGGAGCCACGGCAGATACGTCACGATAACGCCGGTCGCCTCACGGATGGCGAGGCCAATCCGGTCACTATCGAGCGTTTCGCCGTCGCTTCCCAGCGGGAGCGTATTCGGCGGAAACCGCGCGGCCAATTCTTCCACGCTCAGCAGGGGCGTCATTTCGTCGCCACCTCTTTTACCTCGACCCACGGATCGGCCTTGAGCGTTTCGAGCTGTTCAGCGGTCACCTGTTCTTCTTTCGCCGTCGAGCGAAGGACAAGCCCTGCCCGGCGGTAAACCGGATAGGTTGTCTTGTGACGGACGGAAACGGTAATCAACTTCGTCTTAGCCGTTTTAGCGCCTGCGACCTTGCCATCCTTCTCCGTTCCGTTACTGGTCTGTTCTGTGGTCGAATCAGTTTCGGTCTGGTCTGCGTTCGCCGTCTGCCCGGAGGCGGCGTTCTCGTTGGTCTGAACGGGAGTAGTCTGGTCAATAGCCCCCGCCTGTCCAGCGGTAGCATTCGCGTCGGCCTTATTGGCCGTCGTTTCATCTTTTGATTTCGCCATCGGTCAAACTCCTTACGCGAGCCAGGGGCTGACAATCAGCTCCACGGACTTGTAGTCGGGATTCGATTCACCGCCCGTGATGAATTCCTTCTCGAGAATCGCTTTTGCGGCCGCACGATTCGCCGGTCCGACGACGAGGTGTGAAGGCACGATACCCAGAGACGATCCGCCATCGCGCTTGAACGACAGCATTTTATCGTAGGCCGCACCGAAGCTCGTGGCATCCAACGTATCCTTCGAGCCGACCGCCTGTTGCCAGAAACCGTAGCCAGCATTACCGCGCCAGCGAGTACCATAGAGAAACAGATCACGCATGAATACGCTTTCAGCCTTTCCGTCCGTGATTTCCTCAAAGTCGGCGGGGACGCGCTCCTGCAGAATGAAGGGCTTGAGTGTGCCGTTCAACGAGAGCAGAAACCAAGGGCTCCCGGTAGCGGCCACATTGCCTTGGACGTTGGAAGTCGCAATAGCGGTACCGGTGCCATCCGGATTGGGATAAACCGGATGATCCACGTCGAAGAAGTTCTGGCCGTCGAAACAGAGGGCGGAGAAACCACCGGGCAGAAGGCCAAAGGTCAATTCGTTCATGAAGCGAACAACCTCGTCGGCCTGTGCGCGGGAGAGTACCCGGTACTGACCCAGGTTGTCGTCCTCGATGTCGGTTCGTTTGACGCCGAGCGTCGCTTCGTAGAGCTTGTTGAGAATCTGGTAGGACATTTCCTTCATGTCCTTGATAACGCGATCGCCCACCCATTCGCGCATCTTGGGGAAATCTCCCATCCATCCGTAGGTGTTACTTGCACCGCCGGAGGTAATGACGGTTGCAAGAGTTTTGTAAGCCGGATTCTGCATCAGTTCGGACATGCGGGCGGCATACTCGCCGTGCACCATGGTACGAAGATTCTGAAGCGTGCTGTCTTTGATAATTGCCATTTACCTGGTCTCCTTTTTTTTCATATCCGCCCACTGCTCTGCTGTGTAACCGGCAGACTTTGCGAAGGCTGCCTCTTCCGCGTTGAGTGCGGTCTGTGCTGCGGGTGGCGTCTCCGGCACGGTTGATTTCGCCGGAACGATCTCGGGCGATACGGCGACGATCGCGGCGAACTTGTCGATCCCTTCCTGCGTCGAGCAGAGAGCGAGATACTCGTTTTTGCTCGCCGGGGCGATCTTGCGATCGGCGATCGCCTTCTCGACGGCAGCGAGCCCTTTCGCCTGAATGTCGTCGTCCTTGATTTTCTTGAGACTGCCCTCGGCGTTGAGCGCGCGGGTTTCCATTGCCTGCAGATCCGCCCTCGGCGCGTAGAGCGTAAGGTCAACGGGCTTCTGGGCATTCTGCGCGGTTTTCAGGGACGCGATCGCGGCGATCGCGTCCTGTTCCGTTGCCGTATCGGCGAGGCCGAGCGCGGCAAGAATTCCTTTCATGTTCTTCTCCTCCCGTCCCGAGGACGGATATTCTGAATTAAGCGCCTCAAGGCGCAGATTGGGTGCATTGGAAAGAGCGGCCCGTTTGACGCGAATGATTCGGCCTTGGGAATCGAAGTCGAAGACAGGCGAAATGTATCGATACTCGAGCGCCTCGACGGCGGCACGCCCGCGATCGGTCCACTCGACATCAGCCCATGTTTCGCCCGACTCATTGAGCGCGAGATTGAAAAACCAGCCATACGCGGGAGCGTCTTCGCCGCGCGGGGCCTTGAGGTCCGTGGCGTGGTTTTCGTCGATTACATGACGGGGGAGATCCGCGTTCGACGCGGCGACCACCGCCGCCGGATCAGGATTCGTCCAGGCCCGTCCGTCGCGACCCTGCACAACGTTGCCCGCCGGAAGAACCTGAATCCGCGAAGGGGCTTCCCCCTGTTCCATGTTGAGAGCAAAAAAAAGACTGTCGTGCTTCATACACGACAGTCTATCTGATGGGGTTGCCCGGCTACGCTAACCGGCGTTAATTAAAAATCGAATCTGTTCTGCAATCGTTCATCCTCGGCGCGATGGAACAATCGGTACATTTGCATATAGCTGATTTTGTACTCCCGGCATAGTTCCCTCATCGACTCCTGAGTCCCGTTATAGCGAGCATGGATCTCCCTCGCGATTTCCCGCGAGAAAGCGCGGCTCTCCATCGGGATATACAACTGCATTCCGCCAAAGAGCTGGACCAGACAGGATACTACCTTCTCCGCATTCGGATCGCCAACCTCATCCGCGATCACGCCCCTCAGCTCATCGACGGTTGTGGAGTTGGTTCTCGATCGTGGAATCGAAATCAACTGTCCGCCATACCATTTGCAAATTGCCCGGATCGCACGAGAGGCGACAACACGATCGGCAACCGGCACCGTACAAGCATCGATCATTTGCTGCACGATCGATAGTTCGTCATCGGCCACCCTGATACCTCCCCCTCGCGCTGTCCGGATCGTAACCGGCCTTCGCGGCCATTGAACGGAGCGCGAGGATAACCTTCGTCGCGTCTCGTTCGTCCATGAACCGGAGCGCGTCGACGTGAATCAGGCGGCGAACGAACGACTCGAGCGCCACATCGGTCTTGACCCTCGCCGCGAGTTCCCACAATCCCTTGATGTACTCAAGTTGCTCATCGGAGGCATATCCCCGATCCCGCTCGGTAACTGGCATTCTTTTTTTTCCGGTGCGGTTCGCGACTACGAACCCGGCGTTTTTTAGTGCGCCCAGAACGGTCTCCAGCTCCGCGATGGTCATGTCTGAACAGCTCGATTTCCCGGTATGATCTTCCTTGAAGGCTCGAGCTGATTCGTCAGACAAACCAACTTTTGAGCAGCCGATATGGATGAGCTGGATCAGATGTGTTTTTTTATCTTTTTGTCTCGCTACCGTCATTGAAAAACCCCTCAAAAACCCGCAGGGCTGTACCGCCTTGCGGGGTCTCCCGTAAATCTCGACGATTCACCCGCGCCGACTCTTTTTCGCCTCGGAAACGGGGTATCGTGATGTGTACTGTTCCATGGCAAATATCGCGAACGTTTCGACCGAACCCAGTCCTTTCTGCTGCACGTACTCATTCAAATCCTGCCATTTCGCAACCCTGACGAGCATTGTTCGCGAACCGGTTTCATCCGGCACGGAAAGTCCTACCGTTGTGAGGTGCTTGACCAGCGTCGAGACGCGCCCGAGTCCGAGCCGCTTCGTCTCTGCCGAGAGCACCTTGAGCTGATCCTCATCGAAGGTGATCGTGACTTTTCTCCCACCCATCTTTTTCACCTCACAGGCTATTCACGACTTCCGCGTCGACAGTATCGACGCCCATTTCGGCGGCAAGGTTTAATGCCTTCCGCGTCCAGTTATTGATAAGCAGCGGATACGCGACCGAATACACAACATCGCGGCGCGTCTGTCGATGCAGTTTGACTGAGAGCGCCTGACAAGCCTCGTTGGTTATGACCTTCGCCCGTTCTTTTTGTATCCTGCGAAACTTAACGTCGAGATATTCCGCGATCTCCTTGCCGGACGCGAGCGGCTCAAGTTCCAGAACTTCCATGCGGCGAATCACTTCGCGCGCTTCCCAGTTCTTCGACTCGTCGAGCTTTCCTTTCATTTCGACCTGTCCGATGAGAACGATCGCGAGAAGTTTCTTGAACCCGTCCTCAAGTTCCCAGAACCGCTTGAGATACTTCAACGTCTGGATGGTCAGGTCGTGCGCTTCCTCGATCATGAGCACATGACTCCATCCGGCGCGGCTCGACGCGGTCAGGATCTTTTCGATCTGACGGGCCTTTCCCTCGAGCGTCCGCTTGGGCGATTCAGTCGAGCAGTCTGCGATTATCGCGTCGCAAATCAGGCTCGCAGTCAGCCGTCCTTTATCGATTATTCGGGGCGAAATGATTCTGACCTTCTGACCGTCAGCCTGCATCCGGTCGATAGCGAGCCGACGAATCGTTGTCTTGCCCGACCCGGACTCGCCGATGAGCGCGACCATACCACCGACCTTCGCGGTCTGATAGAGATATTCGGCGGCAAATGATGAATTGTCGGTGAGGTACACATCGTCGGCGCAAGAAACATCGTCGATAAACGGGTCGCGGATAAGTCCATATTTCTTTCTGGCTTCAAGGCTCAACATAAAAAACACTCCTTACATCGAGAGCGCGGCGAACCCGTCGCCGGTCTCGTATTCGCGGGCTATATCGTCGATGCGCGACGCGGGAACACCGTCCGGGTATTCCTTTCGCATCGCCTCGACGAAACCTTCAGGAACGTATCCGAGTCGCGCTTTGACGCGCTTCGCGGATTCGATTGCAGAAATCAGGATGTCATGCGCGATGACCACATCCGGCATACCGATCGAAACCTGTTCGCCGACCTTTCGCGCCGGGACAATATCGGCGCGAGGCTTGATGAAGCTATGAGCCGTAAGGCCCTTTCCGTCGTTTGCCCAGGAGAACGGTACGGTGGCTTTCGACACTTCACCATCGGCGTCAACCGTTTCGCTCCCCTCGGCGGCAAGAGCGTCAAGGGCAGCGACGTTCTTTTCGACCTTCGTATCGGGAAGGCGCTTATACTCCTTTCCGAGAATCGGCGCGGAAATATCGAATCCCGCCTGATCCACCTCGATCGGCTCAATTTCGTACGAGACCATCTCATCGTTTAGCCTGTACGAAACCAAGACGCTGCATCCGTTCCCCACGAGTACCGGCTGGACATTCACCTCCTGCCCGACGATAAGGCCGGGGCAATCCCGGAGGCTGTAACGCAAGCTTCGTTTGACGAGCGGATGAGAGTACCCGACGCCGAGGTCGCCGCCAACCTTGCGTGATTCAACGCCGGTGGTCAAAAGCAGGCGGCATATCTCCGCATCCGGCAACTCGCGTAACCGTTCGGCCTGAATCGATTGCCAGAGCGCGAGGCGCGTCCCGACCTTCTGGTGCATTCTCGTGAGGCGCGTATCGAGACCGGGTATCATGTTCGCGTTATACGCCGCGCAGAACCGTTCCGCCGCCTCGTTGAGTTCCTCGATGCTGTGAACCTCTTCCAGCCGCAGGCGGCACTCGAAATGGGTCTCCACGATGTCGTTCGATTTCTCGACCTGCCCCTTTGCCCGCGGATTGCCCGGCATGTGGGGATTCGTCTCGACCTTGAGCGACCGAAGCGCGTTCGTGATTGCGCGGCTTTTGTTCGCACTGCCCGGATCCCATACGAGCAGATCCGGAAGCCCATGGAAGGCGTAAAGCGGATCGGCCTTTTGCCCCCATGCGTAGAGAAGGAAATCGTAGAGCACAGCCGCGCTTTCGCCCGCTGTCGCGTAGTACCGAATGCAGATCGAACTGGAGTAATGGTCGGTCAGTACGTAGCGCCAGCATTTGAGGTTTTCCCTGCCTTCCAGAAACGGCTTGTTCTTGTAGACCTCGTCGTCGCGCAACAAATGCTGTTTCCCGCCCGGCGTAAAGTAGAGGAGGGACACCGACGGATCGCATTGATGTACTTGATTCGGGTATTCGGTTCTCATTCTCTGAAAGGGCGATGCGACCTTGACGCTTTCGGCATCGAGCAGGGCTTCGCGGAGAGCGCGGCGAACGCAGGAATCGCTTACCGGAATGTCGTATCCGTTCTCCTGCAAAATAGATCGCGCAACATTGACCGGCATTGTTTTCTTGCCGTTCTTGCGGATACCCGTACGGATCATCGCCGCGAGCATCTTTATCGTCCCGTCGTCCACCGTTCGATTGCCGGAGTCCGTGCGGGTCTTCCGCCCGGAATCCCAGCCAGCTTCTTCCAGTTCGCGATACGCGCGCTGGAGCGGGAAACCATGCAATCGGGCAAACTCCTTGATTTGCCGGGATCGTTCGCTCGCGTTCGAGGCGCGTTCAATTCGTTCAATCCACTCGGCATACATGGGCTATTCCTTTTCCGGTTCGATCGGCCTGATATTCTGGATCGCTTCGTCGATCTGGTCGTAAAGTTCTTTCAGGCGCTCAATCATCGCCCCGATCAACTCCTCACCCATCCATGCGTCAAGCTGGTCTACCTTGATTCCATCTATTCGCTGGGCTCGGTCGATCGTCGCGATCGCGCGTTCAAGATGGAAGTCCACCGACCCGATTTCATCAAGGAAATCTTTCTTGATCGGGATGAGCGCTCCCTCGGCAAGATCCCGCGCGGTCGGCGGCTCACGGTAGCGGAGCTGGTTTTCCATTTCGTTGATCTTGGATTCTTTCTGCTCGATTGCCGCGTCCTGCGCTTTCCGGTCCTTCTCGCGTTTTTCGCGTTCCTTCCGGAGCGACTCGCGAAGTTCCTTCGCCGTCATGCGGTCGATGTCGTCAAGGTCGATACCCGCGACCGAATCTCCCGCGTCGAGTTTCTCTACGTCGGCTTCGGTAAGTTCCTCAAGGGCTTGGAGCTTGGAATAGCCAAGATGCGACAAATTGTCGTATTGACCATATTTCCGGGCTGCATACATTGAACGTTGAGCAAATCGTTGATCGATTCCCATTTGTTCCAGAGTAGAAAGCCATGCCCCATTTTCTTCATGGGCCTTAATCAGAATCAACCGTTTCCCGGTTTCAATAATTGCTTTGGCGGAAAGTTCCAGATAGGATCGAACTTCTTCCATAACACGAAGCCGTTCATATTCCTCACCGCCGCCATACAGTTCGTCCGCCTCCTTGGCGGAAAGCTCTTTCTGTTCCTTTTCCGCCGCCACCAAGTCCATCGCCCGAGCTGATTCATCCGGTTCACTAAGCGATTTTCGTCCCCTGCGTGACGGTGTCTTTTCCTCGTTCAGTATTTCAAACGCTACATCGCTCATTCTGATTTATTCCTTTTGTTTTACGCTATATGCAATTCCCGTTCCAAAATCATGCGACAAATTGTCGTATGAAAATAAAACCGTTCTTGCACCATACGCAATTCACTGCATCGCCGAGGCGTACTTCTGTTCTTCTTCGGTAAGCCGGAGCTTTGCGGTTTGATACGACTTCATGATTTGTCCCGCGATACCGCCGAAGGTCGGCGACAATCGCCACCGTCCCCCGACGCCCCGCGTGACCCATTTTCGGCGCTCAAGCAGGGCCATGTCCCGGCAAACATTCGCCTCGGTCGATCCGACCAGCTTCGCGATTTCCTTGTTCGTAAGCCCGGCGACGTGGTCATGACTCAACCGCTCGACGATCTCGATGATCCGTTCCTGACTATTCAACTTGTCCATTGAGCGCGATCTCCTTCAGTAAAAGTCCCAGCCTGATGAGCGGGCTGAACTGGATATCTACCCCGAAGTTCTTAACGCCGAGCACTACGCGATACAACCATCCGTACATATTCTCTCCCGCACGGGGCCGTTAAAGGGCCGCCACGTCGAGAGGAATCTGCTGGTACTTTCCCTCGGCGTCTCGCTGATAGATCCGGAGGTACTGCTTGCTCCCGGATACCTGTATGCTCTCGGTTATCGCCTCCATGGCGCGTTTCCAGTCGGGGTCCTGAATTTCGAGGCGGCGAAGCCCGAGTACGCGGGCGGTGTTGATCTTGCCTGACTTGTCCACCTGAAACGCGTCGTTCACGAGCAGGCGTAATTCCGGGCGAGCCCCCACGCTCCACTTGTCAAAGCAGCTTCCGATGATCTCGCGGGCAATCTGAAGGCGCTCATCAAAGACGATCGTCTCGTCCATCGCGATGATGATTTTGAATCGTCCGTCGTACGTCATGAGCGTGACGTTCCCTTTCTTGCCGCCAAACTGTTTCCCGTATTTCTCCGCGCTGAGCGAAATGAAGGTGAAGATATCGTCGCGGATGTCCTGCTTGAATCCCTGCAGAACGGACTTCATATCGAGCGCTCGGGCGGCGATTCCCCTGACGGTCTGGTCGCGCAGTTTGTCGATTTCATTTACCATCTCGACAGGAACCTGACGGCCCTGCGAGTCCTCCATGTAATCGTTCGTATTCATGACAGCTCCTTTACCGCATGGTAAAATTCATCCTCGGCGTCAACATAATTAAATCGCTGAACGCGCTTAAATCGCGTTAGGTGAAGCTCTGGCTCTGTCTTGATTAACCGCGGACTATCAACGTAGAAGTGCCCGTCGAACACCCACAATAAAACTTCACCATTGAAATTCTGGTAACGCGCTAGAATCATGCACATCTCTCGTTCACAGCTCGGGCGGTTATCGGTCTCGATGTATAAGAGCCGCCGCCGGTTCTGGCCGTTCGCGTGATGAGCCTCGCGCGCCTCGTCCATCCGGGCCTGTGTTTGCAGTTCGCTCCAGCAGGTGAAGCCGAAGAAAACCGCCACGCTATCCCTGATCGATCCGAAGGCGTTGTCGCGCGTTTGCGCAAGGTAGAGGTCAAGACTCGTTACGCCGAGTAGCGAAGCGAGTTCCGGAACCGTCATATTCCGTGAGTCGCAAAAATGCTTAATAGGATTCCGCAAACGGTGCCTCCGGTGAAAAGAATCGTTCCATCTCCGACGGCCTTACCCTCGCGAGTTTGTTCGCCGCGATGAAGCCGAAGGATGCCACTACCTGCAGGCCTTCGAACGTCAGGTTTTTGGTTGCCTGCAATGCCTGTTCGGCCGTAATCGCGGCCGCGTTCTTGTCGTCGAGGAAATTCGGGCGATGCCCGCGCTTGAAGAGAGTCATGCCACCCGTCCCTTGTATTCCGACATGACGATCAGCTCATCCCAAGATCGGTATCCGAGTTTCACGGCGACAGCAGACCGAACGCGTGCGCTGGTTTTTTCCCGGTAGATCACGGCGCGGACGGTGTTGTTGGATACACCCAATTCTTTCGCGATCGCGCGCTGGGTGAGTCCCTGCAACGCAAGCTGATACTTGATCCATGCGCCGAGCGATCTCATTTCCATGACGTTTCCCTGGTTGCGTTTTTCGATGTTCGAGTCCATAATGTAAATGCTCCTTTGTCCCGTTGGGACTGTTTGGGGTGAGAAAGATGCGCAGGTGACCTTCAGCAGTTTCTGCCATCTTTCTTTTTTTTCCGGTTAAAGGGTTATTAGTAACCCGCCGACAATCTTAGTATCGGCCCACTTGGGCTAAATGTCAAGCCTTATTTGGCTAAACAAGGTGGATTTCGTGAGTGATTTAGCCCAAAGACTGCTTTTATTACGAAAAAACTTAGGGAAAAGCCAGCAAGAAATGGCTGATCTTATCGGCATACCACAGCGCACTTGGGCTAATTATGAAAATGGCCGAAGTGATATCCCTTTAAAAACAGCCGCGAAATTGTCGTCCTTGGGAATTTCTCTTGACTGGATTTCAACTGGAATGGGAAGTCTGGGGATCGAGTCTCCCATTGAAAATGTACATCGGCTCGGAGTAGAAGACCGGCCCGTTATGAAACTGAAAAGTGAAGCACCAGAAGTTGTCGACTCATTTCCTTATGAGATATTCAAATTTGCCAATGGACATTCTATGCCAACTGAAACGAATGAAACTGATCAAAATGCCATAACACTATTACCCGTTTTCGGACAGGCAGCTGCCGCAGGACAGGGACAGGAGCCTTGTCAGCTCCCGGAAATCGAAGCGTATATTCCCATCGTGTTTGAAATGTTGGGCGGCGCGGCCCCACGTAATTGCGGCATCGTCCGTGTGGTCGGCGACAGCATGACTGACATGACGCTCTTTAATGGCGATTTGGCAATATTCGATCGAACGCAACTTGAAGGCGACGGGATTTTTGTTATCAGCATCGGCGACGCCGTCAGAATCAAACGACTGGAGTATCGGACTATTGAACGGAAAATCATTATCAGCAGCGAAAACGTAAAGCGATATCCCAGCCCGGAAATACTCAGCTACGAGCAAGCGTCAAATATGCTTCGCGTTCATGGAAAAGTGATTTGCTGGATGCACCGGCATCCGTATTGATACCTGGAGGATATATGGTAATCGTATCTATTTCCGCATCGGTTTTACTTGTCGCCCTACTAGTGCTGACTATAATCAAGCTTGCCCAGAAACGTGATTCGTTAACCGAGAAACAGAAGA